CAATACTCTATTAAAAGATGGATCGTAAGTACCTGTTTCAAATTCTTTAAACAATAATGTAATGCTGGTAGCCATAGAACTTCCATCCTGGAAAAATCTTGCTATAGATTTATCCTCAAAAGGTATTTTATTAATTACTACATTTGTCAATACACATACTAATGGATCTGAAAGCCAACTTTGTGTCAAGTAGTCTGAATTTCCAGCTCCAACGACTTGCATTCCCCAAAGCGAAGGCGGATATACCTTTTCTGGTGAATCTGCCCTCCAAGGATAAGATGAAGCTCTGAAATAGTTGCATATTTCATTTATGATAACAGAATCATCAAAATTTTTAGGAACTAATATGTAATCAAAAGCAAATTCTCTACGGGCTTCTGATGTCAATGACATTTCTGTAGTATTAGCAAATTTTCTATATGTTGATGTTGATGATAATTGTTCTAATCTTAATAGTATAGGATCTAAAAAGGCTTTTTTGGCTAATTCCACTCTACCACCGAAATTTATTTCAGTTGCAGCAGATCCAAAAGCAGGGTCTAATGTACCAACACCATCAGTAAATGCATGTGCAGTTTCATATTCCAAATTCATTGGTAATGGTAACTGTATATAATCATATGCTCTACTGAGAACTCCAGCTCTAGTTCTATCTTCGGCTAAAACACTATATGGAGCATTGTAAAATAAAACCCAATATGGTATTTCAGCTTGATCAGATGTTGGATAAGTATATGGCATTTTTGAATCTGTTATATATATTTCGATGCCGTACAAAACAAAATTTGTACCCTTGAATAAAGAAAAGTATGTCGGAGATGTTGAAAAAATAATGTGCAAATCCTTATGGGAAAGAAAACTTTGCAAATATTTGGACATCCAAGACAGCGTTATCAAATGGTGCTATGAGTGTGTAAAAATACCATACATGTCTCCTATTGATAAGAAAAAGCATACCTACTATCCAGATTTTATGGTGATGCTAAAAGAAAAAACTGGCGATATAAAAACTATTATTGTAGAAGTTAAGCCAGAAAAACAAACAAAAGAACCAGTGAATAAGAAAAAAAAATCTTATAAGAATGAATTGGTGACTTTTTTGATAAATGAAGCTAAGTGGAAAGCTGCTAAAAATGTATGCGACTGCAATGAATGGGATTTTAAGCTTCTAACAGAAAAGACATTATTCAGATGAACTCTATTACAGATATAAAAAATCTTATTGATAGTGCTGGTGGTATACAGAGATTAAATAGATTCAATGTTATTCTGAATACTCCAGACGGAACAAATACTATACCAGCGATTAGAGTATCCTTTGGCGGAAGACAATTGGATACTATTGCAGATAAACTACCAGGTCCAGGATACGGTAGAAATATCCCATTCACTCAAAACTATAGTAGCTATGGTTCTAATTCATCTAATCTAGTAATAAGATTTCCAATTGAACAAAATTGGAAAACCTATAAATTGCTTGAAGACTGGATGAATACCATAGTTCAAGATGGAAGTATTCCTGGTCCTAATTTTGGCGTATCGTTCGCTAGACCATACGATGAATGGATAAGGGCAGGTTTTGTTAGAGTAGAGTGTCTTGATATGAATGGCACTATAAAATCTACTTTTATCTTTAGAGAAGCATATCCAATAAAAATGCAACCAATAGAATTAGTGGCTGAGAGTGGTGAATTTGCGACTTTTGATGTATTCTATAATTTTAGAAATTATGAGGTAGTATAATGAAATTTGAAAGATCATATCCAAAATATGAAGTGATTGTTCCAAGCACAAATAAAAAAATATATTTCAGACCATTTTTAGTATCGGATGAAAAGACTTTACTTCTTATTAAAGAGGAAAAAAATCCGTCTTTAATTATAAAAAATGTTCTTGAACTTATTAATAAATGTTTTGATAATATTTCAATTGATTCTATAACTTTACAAGATCTTGAATATTTGTTTTGCAACTTAAGAGCAAAATCAGTTGGCGAAATAGTAAAAACAAATTTTACTTGTCCAATCACTAACGAAAAAATAAAAACAGCTGTTAATCTTATAGATCTAATAATAGGAAAAGGTCCTAAAGAGTTTGAATTAAAATTATCTGAAAATTATTTTATTATCTTTAAAGAACCAACCGTAGCTAAAATATTAGCAATGGATGGAATTTTTGATATTAACCATCTAATAAAATCTTCAATAGAAAAAATATCAAGAGAAGATTCTGTTTATACTTTTGAGGATTTAAGCTCTTCTGATATAGATGAAATTTTAAATTCTTTAACTAAAAAAGAATATAATCAAATAAAAGATTTTATTTTATCTCTTCCTAAAATACACTCAGATGTAAAATATCAAACAGCTGATGGAGTAGAACGAACACTCAGATTGGATGGAGTATTAAATTTTTTTACATTAACTTAAATCATATTGATTTAGTTTTGTATTATAAAATTAATTTTTTCTTATCATCCAATAGTGTATTAAGTGTAGAAGATATAGAAAATATGTTTCCTTGGGAAAGAGATGTATATTTCAATCAATATAAAAATAAACTAGAAGAGAAGAGGAACGAATATGCTTGAAGGAGAACTATTTGATACCAACAATCCTGTATCGCAGACTAAAGGAAATGCTGATATGGGAGAATCACAAAATCCAAAAATGGATGTTTCAAATTATTCTAATATTCTTTCAGATGATAATGAAACTTCAAATACTTTAGAAATAGATTCAAATACAACTATTTCTGATAATATCATACCTGAACAAACCGAAGAGCAAAATAACTCAATAGATCAGACTTCTTCTACTGAAGTAAATGCATTAGAAGATAGTAAATCTTTAAATTTAAATCCAGAATCAAATAATTTAAATTCTATAAATCAAAATAATAGTTTTCCAATAAGCACTCTTGAGCAAGCACCAAATAACGAAATACCTGAACAAACAACAGATAATAACCAAAAAGCAGTTCAGGAGATGGTAACTGATAATACAGAATTATCGCAATTAAAATTAATACAGAGTAATTCTGAAAAATTAACTGGTATTGAAAAAACTATTTTAGAAAAAAGAATAGCTGATCTTGAGCAATCCAATAACTCAGATGATAGATCTTTCGAAACAGGAATAAAGAAAAATCGTGCAGTTTCTCTAATAAGTTCTAAAGACGAATTGATAAAACCAAGTGGATTGAACACTGATGACTTGGCTACATTTTTAAATTCAACAAAAAACCCTCCGATTTGGAGGGTTTTATGAGACTTAATTTCAAGAAGATTTAGTCTTCCTTAGCCAGACGCTTGAAGTACTCAAGCGCATCTTCGTCCTCGTCAGGCTTGGGGGCCTTACGAGCAGGAGCAGCCTCAACTTCGTCCTCATCTTCCGCTCTCTTTGCGGCAGGGGCAACGCTGCGAATGTCGCCACCGAGAACATCATTGAGCTTCTTCTTGAGTTCGTCGTATGACTTGAACTCGCCCGGAGCAACAAAGTCCTGAAGCTTGTAAAGAGTCTTCCAGAGCTTTTCTAGCTTCTCATCATCACCCTTATAGAGTTCGCTAGCACCGTCAAACTCAGACTTGTCGTAGTTGGTGTAACCAGCAACCTTACGAATCTTTAGCTTGAAGTTAGCACCCTTCCAGAAGTCGAATGGGTTGATGGCTTCCTCGTCCTTGAACTGAGGCTGCATAGCCTCCTGGACCTTCTGGAAGATCTTGGTCCCGTACTTGAAGAGGAACACCTTACCTTCATTCTGAGGGTTGGAGGGATCGCTAACAACCAGAATGTTGCTGATATAGGTTAGCTTACGCTTACGGGTACGAGCAAGATCCTTATCCTTCTCGACTCCGCTATTCCAGAGTTCGCTGTTGGCTTCGCAGATCGGACACTTCTGGCCGATGGTAGTTGGGCAGTTATCGATTAGCCAGCCACCCTTGCCCTGAAAGCCGTGCGAGTAGACCTTGGCCCACGGAACATCTTCACCCTCACAGGCAGGCAGGAAGCGAATGACGGCATAGCCATTGCCAGCCTTGTCAACTTCCGGTCGCCAGAACCGATCATCCTTGTAATCGGCAGTCTTGTTTAGGTTTTCGATCTTCTTGGTTAGATCTTCAATGCTTGACTTCGAACGCTTCTTAAAATCGTTAAATGACATATAGTCTCCTTATATTAACCCAAGGAACTCCCTTGGCCGATGGTGTAGTATACCAAAGATTGGTGTTTAGTCAAAAGGGAAGTTTGGCCTTTTTGGGCAATAGATGCAGATCTCTACCCTCTTCGACTAGTTTTTCGATTATTGGTTTTGTGAGTAATTTTGCAGCTCCTTCAGGTTCGATCTCATAATCGCCGCAAAATTTTAAAATTGCATCCATGTATGTGCAATTTGTTTTTGAAACATGTTCTATTACAAGTCGTGAAAATTCGTTTTTAAATGTTGGTTCTATAAGCATAATGAATACCCTATATAGTAGTGTAATTTGGAGAAAAAATGCCCGATAATACTGATCCCAATTTGAATGTAGGTATCGCTGGTGGTCTTACCGCTTCCATAGCAACTGATTTTGTTATTGATGTTTACGGTACTACTTCTCATGTTCAATTAACTAAAATGGTCTTTGGTGGTACATCTGATGCCACTCGCGTTTCTTCTACTAATCCACTCCCAGCATATTTGGCCTCAACTGGTGTTACCTTAAACACCAGAGCTACTATTACCGGGGGTGGTACTGCTGGATCAATACAGGTAGTTAATTATAGCACAACTTCACTAAAAGTAAATGGTTCTGGTCTTAATAATGCTGTTATAACTGAAGACCAGGCTGGAAATACTCTTTTAGCAAATATCTTTGCTGGAATTCAGGGTATATCATCGAATTTTGCTTCTTCCAAATATGGAATAAAGGCAATTGGAGCTGGTCCAGATGGAACAACTAATGGCGCATATGTTCGTCTATTTGATCCAAATACAAATTTACTAGCAGGAGTTAGTAATGGTGGTGGAGCAAATGCTCTTCTTGTCCAAGTCCTTGGAGCACCAATTGCTCTTACTGCTACTATAGGCCCAAGCGTAACGGTCACAAATACAGATGCAACTCCACTCTACATTAGAGGATCTACTGGTTCGCCAGTCAGCATTACAGGAATTACTTTAGAATCATTACTAACAACCATCAATAATTCTGGAATTTCTGGCTCAACATTTACTTCCAGAATTCCAGTTATTGAAACACTATTGACTAATGGTACTGCAAAGGTTAAATTAGATTCTCAAACATTAGCTTCAACATTTAAAACTGGTTTAGTTGGGGTTACTGCCGCAATAGTACAGTTTGCACCAGGATTTACTTGCACAAGAGGAGTAAATATAAAGTCATATCCGACTAATACTCAGTATATTTTTATCGGTGAAAGTAGCGGCTTTACTGCTGGATATCCTCTCGCACAAGGCGATGAAATATTTTTAGAAATCACAAACACCGATAAATTATATGCAAAGAGTGCTGGTGGAACTGGAACATCTACACAAAATGTATATTTTATAGCTAGATAATGTCTTCTCAATATTTTCAAAAAGATTCTTATGTAACTTTAGTTAAAACTATCGATTCTTATGGAATCGATATAGTTAATTCTTATTCTGATTTTGATTTAATAGGAAAAAAATTTAATTCTAATCCATTAGTTTATTTTTATGATTCGTTTAATAAAGTAATATTTGATTACACAAATACAGAATCTCAAGAAGATTTAGATCTTTTAAATATTTTATTACAAGGTTTAACAGTTGGAAATACCTTTGAAGTAAAAGACGGATATTATGTAAAAGAGCAGGATGGAATAACATCAAATATAAATGGAATTTATCAATTTGACTCTTCTAGCTTAGGTTCAACTGATTTAGAAAAAATTATATTTGCTACTAAAATAACAGCAACAGATCTAAATACTAATGAATACAGATATGAAAGAGATTATTTTGTAAATAATATTCAAATAGATTTGAATAGAGGATTTACAGGCGATACATCAAATATAATAAAATGTGTATTGCATGAAGGAGTAATTAATAATTTAGGTCTTTATCCTGGAGATTTAATCGAAATTAATTATTCTGGAATAACCCAAAATAATGATAGATTTGAAATAGAAAAAGTCGAAACATCTGAGGATGGAGAAGAATTTATTTTTATAAATTCTACTTTGATTCCAGAAAATAGAATTGGTAAAAGCACTACTATAAATGTCTATAATAGAGGAGATCTTCCAATAGAATATCTGTCTATTAACAAATCACTAAATGGTGCTGCTAGAGTATATGATAGCAATGGATTATATCTTTCTTGCTTCGATAATCAAAATGAAATTCAAGCTTATTTAAGACGATATAATAATTCAGATCCAAAATCAATTGTATTTTGGGGATACAGCAGTAATTGTGATGGAGTGGCTACAGATACAATAGAAAGTACATCACAAGGACAAATTTATGATGTATTAATTGATGTTAAAGTAGAAACAACATCTACTGGTAAACAATATCTAATAGATGGAAATAGTAGACCGGTTATTGAATTAGTATCTGGAACAAATTATTTATTTTATCAAGGAAATTCTTCAAATTATAGTTCAACTACACCATTTCAATTAGTTTTTACTAAGAAAAAAGGTAGTGTAAAAGAAGAAGATCTATTAAAAGACTTTTACACTATAACTGGTTCTCCCGGAAATTCAAACTCTTGTATAAAGTTACAAGCTAGTAAAACTTTGCCTTCAATATTCTATTATGAATGCTTAAATGTTCCAAATATGGGCGGAACAATTTTAATCACTGGTCTTAGCGTAGGAGAATCTTTGGCCTCAAATAATTATATCGAAATAGGG